AATACCTGTACCTGCTCCAACAGCTAAAGAGGCATCTCCAGAAGTAGCATCACCTGTAAGTCCATTACCTGCAACAATACCTGTGATATCCCCATCAAACTTTTGCTCCCAAGTAAACCCACTTGAGGAAGAGTCGTAAGTTAGTACATACCCATCTACAGGTGAATTAGTGACATCAAGGTTTGACTCCGTGATTGCATCGTCAGCTATAGTTACTAATCCTCCACTTACACTTATGTCCCCAGATATAGACAATGTATTCCCATCACCTAACAGGGTATATAATTCATCTGTATTGTCGTTAATCTTATCAAATGCGGTTCTTAACGGATCACCTGTTCCATCATTTGCAGCACTACCAATTCCTACACTTTGTTTAGCCATTTCTTATTATTATTAATTATAGACAAGGCGGTTTAGAATCTATATCTACAGTAGATTGGTTAGAGTTACTACCCCACCAACTACTACAATACGATACCGCCCAACTTATTGTATTTGCCATTATTCACTAAAAAAATTACTCGCTAGATAATTAATAGCATCGGCAAATATATTTGTCGTACTAGCTAAAGCTCTAGCGAAGGTGCTGACGATAGTCTCATAGATATCACCCCAACCTATACTATTATTTATTTCTCCGAAATGAGTTGTTTCGTATATCTTTCCCCAGCTCATTATTACTCTTTTTAAGATAACTATTTAACTTGATTTCGTTATCTTTCTTTACTTTATATTGTTTCTTCATAAAACCCAACCTGAATAGGTGCTATCCTTATCAGGATAAATATCCTCATTATTGTTACTATAGTACTCTGGAAACTTACTAGGAGCATTAAAGCTCATATAGTCAATAAATCTATCGGTATAGTATTGAGCGTAATCTCTCTCCTTCGCAATAAGTGAATCTATTTCGTTTTTCTCTGGTTGTGTTGAATTCTCACTATTATGTTTGTATATTCCTCCATTACCGATAGTATATGCTGCAAAAGGTAAATACTCCGCCATAGCATAATGAATTAACATCGGCTGAACATAGTCATTGACTAATGATAAATAATCTCCACTTAAATCATCATCAATAATATCACTAGATATTTTATCATATAAGTCAGTCCCTAGATAATTTCTAACGTGGATTTCTTGAGCTAGTTTTATAAACTGTAAGAATTTATCAGGATCTACATTACCACTTAATGCAGTATTCCTTACCAAATCAGCTCTTTTTATAAATAGTGCAGTAGCCATTATTCTTGTTCTTCTATTTGTTCATCAATCGTTTCTTCAACATCTCTTTTTACTCCAGTTTCTTTTTCTATTTCAGAGTCGCTAATAGCGTTTGTTAAATCAGTAAATTCTAGAGGCTGTAATGTCTTGAAATAGATATCTAGATTAATACCGTTAAATTCTAATATCTTTTCTAACTCATCTAGTATTGTAACTTGCATCGGTCTAATAACAGTATTATCCATAAGTAGAGATGCTGTTTGGAGCTCCTCTGCGTTGTTTCCCAGACCGCTATTGTCTTTTATACCAACTAACATCGGAGAAACTATTCTATGGGAAACCATTACCTTTTTCATACTCTCATCAGAAAGGAACTGATACTGTTGATGAGCATCGTTTAGTATAATAGGATCTACAGTTGCAGCTAATTCTTTACTATCGTTAAAGGCTAGTATAAACTTACCAGCATTGCTACTCCCACTAAACTTCTCGTAGATTGCTCTTTCAATCATATCACGTTGCTCCTTATCTGGAGTACCATTATTGAAGTTAATCAACATACTTGGCTGTAGTCCATTCTGTATATTGCTTATATGGTAGTTAGCTATCTCTTCCTCTAATTCAGCGTACTGTAGCCCTCCTTGATAATCAACTGGGGAGTAATAATAATACCCTGCTCTATAAGGTCTGATATATAGTATTTCAATACCATCTTTACTCATCCCAAAAGCCGATATTCTCTTTGGTTTATCATTAGGCTTTACCTCACTCCAATCAGGAGCATAATAATATGCCTTTATTTCGCCATCTAAAGCCTTCTCCGCCCTTAACGTCTCTATAGGTATATGTGAGGCTTCTACAATCTCTGAATGGTCTTTAGAATAGATTATTTGGATTGCTGCTTGACCCATCATTTTATAGTCGTAACAAACCTTTTTCATACAGTCTTTGTTGAATAGACTTTTCATCTTTTCATACTCGGCAGGTTTACTTTCTGAATCGGTAGCTTCCAATCCTTTCCCATATATCATTTCAGATATTCCATTTACGGCAGCATTATTTGTTGGAGACCCATTATATCTATCTATAAGATATTGAAAGTACATATTGTCATCACCATATCCTACCCAATCGTATTTTTTAGATTCAACAACTTCTGGAGCTGTGTAGCTAGATAGGCTAACAACGTGAATGCCATCTTTAGGCTTTGGTAGTGGTTGAGGTTTTCTATTTGGTATTCTTCTTCCCATTATAGTATAATAAATTCATTATCGTAACTGTCCTCTTCTGTATATACATTCTCATTAACAAAGTACTTCTCTAGATTACTTTGATTCGTAGCGAATATCAATCCTCTATAAATCTCTTCGTCATCAGAAGCAGATACTTCTACGCTATATCTATATAAAGTATCTACTGTTAAAGTGAATGTTCCTGTAAGAACCATATATTGTCCTTCATCAGTCTTTGTTGGAGTAACAGTAACTGTTTTGTTGGTGTCCTTATTAGTTAGTTTAATAACTGGGTCACTCGCATCTTTACGAGGTATAATTTTAAGAACTTGACTCCCTGTTGTTGGTAATATATTCATATACAAAATAACTAAACGACAGTCGTTTTGTTTTTACAAGATACAAAAAAAGGGGCATAAAGCCCCTTAATTCAGCACCCTATATTGTATTAGGGAGTTCTTTGAGTCGAATCGGAATCAGTTGCTCCATTCATCCCAGCGAATGGATCAGCAGCAGTAGCTCCAGAAACAAAGTTAGGAGGTGTTACTTCATTTGCAGTAAGAGTCAAAGTGTATCCCTGAAGGTCTCCCATCGCAGTTCCAGTTACCATTGTTCCTCCAGTAACTTCAGCACCGTGTTCTCTACCTACTAAAAGTAAGCTCCCATCAAAAGTCTCTACGAAAACGTGAGGTCTACCAAAAGCCATTAATTTAAGCTCTTTGTTATCCTCTTTTGTTAGTTTGTGTAGAGTTAAATTTACTACAGACTCAAAGAATGTTGTACCATTCTCTAAAGAAGTCTGAATATTAGTTTCTAAAGAAGAGTTCCCTTTTACATCGTATGTGTGGTAGCTAAAAGTCCCATCCATATCTGTTACTTCGTCATCAGTAAGAGTAATACCCCCTAAATCGCCAAAGTCAACAAAATGAATCTTTCTAATACCACCAACAGCATCCTTACAAGGTTTCGCTCTTCCTCCAGTTAAATCACAAGCCATAATTATAAGTATTAAAAAAGGGCAGGTAGGCTCTAGGCTCACCCACCCTTTAAGTTAGTTAATGAATTTATTAGTTAGCAGAGTTAGTGATACCGTAAGTTACGATGTCAGAAACAATACCATACTGTACACCAGCAGTAAATCTCATTACGACTCTCACATTTTGAGAACCATCAAGATCAGCCATATCGATAACTTTTACTTCGTTATGGTCAGAAAGTAGACCTGTACCAAAGAATAAGTTAGATTTTTCAGCAGCTACGGCTGTGTTGTCAGCAAGACCATTGGCAACAAATAATTTAACACCATCAAAAGATAATGATCCGTTATTCCACCATTGAGTACCTTGATTGTTTGTACCAGCAGCACCTAATCCTGAAGCTCCAAATCCACCTAAAGCTCTTACATAAGCTCTAGCGATATTTTGAGAAACATACACATATAAATCCTCACTTCCGTAAAGTGCAGAAGGGATAGCGTCTACGATAGATCCTAATTGAGCAACAACATTAGAAGATGTTACTGTAGCTCCTGCAACTTCTTGTCCAGCAGGTAGGTCAGCATCTAATGCAATTTGAGTAGTAAGACCGTTAAACTGTCCGTTGTTAGAAGTATCTCCTGTCCAGATTGAATTCTCTGTTCTTTGAGCAACTTTAGCTGCAACGTGAGCGATTAAGAAATCACTAAATGCAGGAGGTAAGTCGCTAAATGCAGAGTATCCCATTTGTACAGCTTCCCAGTCAGATACGAAATCTTTCTTACAAAGTTGTAAATTCACTTGTTGTTCTTCTGGTTGAAGAATTCTTTCAGTAAGAGTCAAAGTAGAAGTAGCAGAGAAATCACAAGTAGCATCCTTAACGATATCGTCAGAAGACACTTTCTTGATTACCTCTTTTAGCTTCACATTTGGTTTTACTGTGATACCACCGTTAGCGATGGTAGCACCTTCTAGTAAGGCAGCAGCAATATATTGACCTGCAAACTCACCAGCATAGGTAGTAGTAATTGAAGTAGTAGTAGCCATTTTTATTTAATTTAGACGTTTATTTATTGTTACTTATTCTAGCCATCACACGGTCAAAAGTGTTCTGGGGTTTATTTTGCCCATACTGGAAATCAAACCTTCTTGGATTAGACTCTTCTGGGTTGTGTTTGATTGCTTCAGCAGCAGGTTCTTTAGAAAGTTCTTTTACTTGCTCTGATAAAGCTTCTTTCTCTTTCTTCATATAACCCATCTCTTCGTCAATCATTTTCTTGATAGCTTCAATTTCAGCTTTCATAGCCCCCATATCTGCCATATACTTTTCCTCCGAAACATATCCTTTTTCAAGTTGTGTTTCTTCTTCTGCCTCCAACTCATCTTCGGATGCTTCTACTTCTGAAACTTCAGGAGCTTCTTCGGTAGCGACTTCTTCAGACAACTCGGTAGTAGTTTCCTCTGTAACTTCCTCTGTTGTCTCACTTACAGCTTCTACAACCTCCTCTTGAACTTCTTGCTCTGAAAGCTGCTCTAGGTTAGGCTGTTCTTCTGAAAGATTTGACAACTTTTGGAGAATCTCATTTAAAATAGTTGTCGCACTCATAATAATTATTAAGGTTTATAAAAGTAATTTGTTGTAAATTAAGTGTTAGGTTTTTAGTTTGCTGCTGTACAAGCGTCACAATCATTATAAGCAGTAACAGAACTTATTTTATGTTCTGCTGATGTTTTTGTAGCAAGAACAGTATAACATCCACTATGACCATTGTAAGTAAAATCAAAATAGTAAACATTACCTATAGTAAGCTCTACATCTTCGATATAAACCTCTTTATGTTGACTATGACCACATAACTGGATATTATAGTAGTAAGTTGTAGTTGATTTAGTTATATTCCCAATACCTTGAGCTTCTAAAGTACCATCGCAGCATTTAGAAGAGTATGTTTTACCATCTGGACAAAGACATCCTCTCTTTCCTCCTCTTGGAGATGATCTAGATACTGTAGCGTTTTTTCTTCTTCTCATTTTTTACTCTTTGGATGTTTCTTTGGTAGTAAGTCGTAATCAGTTGTATATTTTGGATTTTGTGGTCTACCATTCTTGACTAAATACATATAAGCATTTACTCTAGCGTGAGCCCATTGAGAGGCTGATTTTACTCTAGGTGAATGGCTAGTATTGAAAGCTCCTAATCCTCTCTGGAACACACTTGACAAAACACCTACAGTTACACCGTATCCTAGCTTATCCTTGTATTTCTTATTGAACTCATCAGACTTTTTTTTTAAGGATGCTCTGTCTTTAGCAGATACTTTAGCTCCTGTTTTACCCTTTGCATTACCTTTAGCTGTTCCTTCGCCTTTTGGAGACTTATTAGGAGTATCTGATGCAGGTGCTTTAGGAGATGACTTTACTCCGCCTCTTTCTCCTATTTCAGCCATATCTATTTCTCCTAGTTCTTTTAGTTTAGACTTCGCCCATCTAAATCCTGCTTTTCCTCCCCAAGAATCATACATCAATTTACCACACCCATCAGAATAGCTTTTAGAGGCTTCTAAATCCTTTTCGTGACGAGCTAGGAAGCTGTACATCCTTTTTATCGTAGATACCGTTAGATTGGATTTAGAGGCTAACTGGGAGGCTCTACGCTTCCCTACGGCAGTCCCACAAGACCCCCAACCATTCTTATCTACATATTCTAATACTCTTTTAGCATTACTTACAACACCATCAGGATAATCATTATAGGTAGCTAGTTTGTACATTTTGCTGTTGAGGTAGTCTTTTAGTTCTAAAAGTATCTCATTCGCTTCGCTCTCGCTAACCTCTTCGATTTCCGCCATATTAACCTTATCAGTAAAGTATCCCTCAATCGAGAAACCTTTAACCAATCCAGTCTTAACATAATTATTCCAAACCTCATCGTTATTCACTTTCATTGAAACCATCCAAGTACCGACTGGGAGCTCCATATCATACTTTCTAGACTTGTCGTATTTCTCATCTTCTATAATCCAAGATTCAACTACAGAAAGACCGTGAAGTTCTGCTTCGTGTTCTAAAGTAGACTTGTTCTGATTACCTCTCATAAGAAATAGTTCAGATGCTCTTCTTACAGTATCTTCAGAGAAGTATATGTAATATTCATCCTCACCATCCTGTCTATAGATATTCTTATTAGGGATTAAAGCAGCTCCCATAAGAATACGTTTCTCTTTATCAACTTCAGCAAGTTCTAATTTAGTTTGCTCACTTAATGCAATAAAGTTCTCTTGAATTGCTGGTCGATCTACAATCGAAATAGCTTCTATTCCAGAAAGCAATTCATCTTCGTCTATTAGTAATTCTATAACTCTCATATTAAAGTAATTTATAACCCTGCGGTTGTTGCAATATTACGATCTAATTCTTGTTGGTTTGTTATATCTTTTCCTACAACAAATGCTCTTAAAGGTTGTGTTTGTTGTTGTGCTACGGAAGCAGCTAACTGCGATTCTGGGGATGCTCCCACAACATTAAAGTCAGG